CTAGCGTAAAGCCTAAACCCAGTATCATCATCGGGGTTACTTTCGTCTAGCGTGTAGAGGAGTATAGCCGAGCCAACGTTTTGAATAATTATCCCGTCAGCACCGGAAGGTCTGGTTAGTGTCTGAACAGAACCGGAAGTTGTGAGTTCTGAATGTGCGCCAATGGGATAAAGTCCATGCTGAAAATTACGTCTATTCATAGTAAGATGGAGAGGTGTTTATCCTCTCCGATAGGTTTACACTACGTTAATTTCTTGAAACCCTCGTAAACCGAACTCATACACGACAATAGTGCTTGCTGCTGTGGCAAGAGTACCCGTGGTTACAACCAGTGTCTCACCCCCAGCTACGGGGAGAAGCTCTGAGTGGTAAGCACCACCAGCAGCTAACGGGGGGAGAGGAATACCAACGGTATCAGTAGCTTGAACTGCCACACTAGACCGAGTTATAGTACCCGTAGTTGAGAACATGGATACTATAACAAAGCAGGTCTTAGCATTAAGAGTTACAGTAAAGGTGTCTGTACTGGTAGCAGCAGTATTACCTGAATTAACGATAAACGGGACAGGGGTAAAATTACCAGAACCTAGTTGTCCAATTCGGGGTCTGTTGTTTTTTTGTCTGTTTTCAGAACCTAATAGGTTCAGTTTAGTGACTGTGATAGCAGCCATGGGTTAAGCACCTCCTGCTTTAGCTTTAATTTCATCTTTTAGTTTAGTGAACTCCTCTGTTAGGTTAGCTTTAATTTGTGCCTTCAAACTTGCTAGTTCCTTTTTAAGTTCAACTTCACTAGCCCCTACTTCTACATGAACAGATGTATTAGAAGTAGGAGTGTTACTTCTGTTTTGTCGTAACCGGAATGACTTCGGCATTCTTTTACTCCTACATATCTAGCCTACACAGCACCAGTCTCGTCAGTGTTTATGATGACTGCGTGGTCTGGACGGAACACTTTAACGTCGTAAATTTGGGTTAGTACAACGTGGTGTTCTTGGTAGTCAACAGACCACTCGTAGTCAACGGAAGGAGTTTTCTGGATAGCCATCTTACACCAGTCTTTGTGGGCTAAGATAGCTGTGTGATAGCCCGCTGTTAAAGCAGAAGCTGTAACACTACTACCGGAGCGTAACTCAGGGTTCTGAGTGGGGAAGTAAGGCGCAGTGGACATACCAGGGGTGGGAGAAGCTAAACCATTCTCACCGTTGGTGTAACCAGTTGTACTGTTTAAACCGATGTTTGTGGACATCTTCATAGAGATACCCAGAGGAGAGAGAGGTTGCCCACTCTCAATAGAACCACCTTTAGTGAAGTCTTTGTTGGATAACAGGGGGTCACTAATTAAGGAAGTCCACTGTAGAGGGGACATCAGCAGAACGAGTTCATTAGTATTAATGTTGTTCTGTAGAAGAATTTCGTAAGCAGATAGAATGTCCGAGAACGATAGAGGTACAGAAGAAGTTACAACGTTAGAACCACTATTAAACCCATTGATGGTTGCTCGTTCAGCTAAGACAGCATTGTCTAAGTCACGGGCTAAAGCATAACCAGCTTCACGGGTGTATTCAGCACGAAGGTTAACGTTAGCTTGAATTTCTAAGAGTTTATCAATAGCGAACGCAACGTCTTTGTACCGTCGAACTACCATAGACCAACGTTTTTCAGAGAGTGCCTGGTAGGTGACGGGGTTTCCAGGTGTCTTACTTTCTACAGCTAACCGACTGATAAAGGGCATATAAATCGTGTCCCCTTTATTACCAGCAAAGTTTATCATACTAACTAACTCTTTAGCTGCAAAGTTAGCATCCCGGTAACGGATAACGTCTGTTGACCATACCTCTGGGATAAACACACCAGAAGTAGCATTAGTGAAGGGTGCGCCTTGAGGGGCTGAACCATATAAACCCATAATTGTCTCCTAAGAATTATCTAATGTCATTAACAACTTGCCCACGACGGAAGGCTTCCTCTAGTTGAGGCTGAATGCGAATATACTCGGCTTCCGAAAGCTTGACTACTTCGCTCATTCGGTACTTAGCTGTAGCCCCCGAACGTGGCTTAACAGACCCTTGACGGATGTATTGAGGGTTCTGACGAACAGATGCAGCAGACGGGTTAGCAGCCTTATCTTTTGTAAGTAGGGCGTATATAAGTCTAGCTCCCTCGACGTTGTCAAGTGCCTTTTTCTGAGGTGCTGGTAGTTTTTCCCAGTAACCTTTAACTTCTTGTAGGGTGGTTTGGTAGTCGTCACCCCACTCCTGTTTTAGAATATTTGTCTGCTGCTCTACTACATACTGAGCTTTAAACTGTTGTAGTTCTTGGAGAAGCCCGTAAACATCGTGTAACCCTACACCTAAAAGTTGTTTAACCTCTTTATCTACATAAAGGAGACGTTCTCTAAGCTTCTTCTCGTCTTCGGGTTCCTCTTCGGGTTCCTCTTTTTTCTGTGTCTCTGGTTGTGTTGCTTCTTCTCCTGCTTCGGGCTGTGGCTGTCCTACACCTAGTAAGCCTGCTAAAGCATCCACATCTACACCTAGTTTAGAGGCTATAGAAGCTAGTTCTTCTGAGGACACAGAGGATGAAGCAGCAGCCTCAGCGTCCGCATTGTCCTGTAAAGTTTGGGGGTCATCTACACCCATAGTGTAGCTACCGTTTAAGTACCCGTAGTCCGCAGAAGAAACTGTGTCTGTCTGCTGTTGTAGGGTACTATCCACTACCGACTCATTTTGGTTTTGCATATGTCTGTTGTGCTTTTAACTGTAGAAATTTCTGTAGCTCTTCTGGGTTGCTGGCTATAGCTTGGGCTACACGCTGTCCGGGTTTGCCTCCTGTAATTAAACCTTTATCCATTAGCTCATTCACCTCTGGACTAGCACCCATAGCACCAGGAGGCATCTGTGGGGGCATCGGAGGCATCTGTGGGGGCATCGGGGGCATCTGAGGAGACACAGGGGCATCAGGAGGGGGGGCGGCAGGTGCAGCTAAGAACTTGTGCCAATTGTCTCTCCTCATAAACTTAGAGGTTAGATGTTCCGCTACAGCGTCCCAATTAACTCTGCTAGACAGCTGCTCATTTTGAGACATAACGGACACAAAGTCCACAGCATTCTTAACGTCGTACTCTTTATCGGCTACATGAGAAGAACCGAGAGGACAGACAGTGTAGCTATCCGCTAGTTCCTCTTGTCCGACTAACCAGAAGTCATAAACTATACTTGCTTTTCTAGAAGGTACACGAACTACTTCTTCATTCTCTTGGAACTGTTGAAGATGTGCGTACATCTTATTTAAAAACTTGTAGAGGGCTGTACTCTCAATATGCCCGTGAATACGGTTAAGTCTATTACCCCCAGCACTACGTTGAGCTTTAACCTCTTCTGCTGTAACCCGTTCTCCGTCACGTCCAGAGTTCACGCCTAAGTAAGCACCTACTCCAGTAGTCTTTTCTATCCTCTCGTCTAGTATCTGTTCATCCCTTACCGAGATGTTATTTGTTCTCTCAATAGGAATAGGACGAATATTGTCGGGTGTTTCTACACGGATGAGTTTACCAGGTTCACTGTATAGGTTTTCAAAGTCTATAACCCCGTCGTCAACTACAGCGTACATAGGGTTAACCGTTAACTCGTCACAGTCTAGTCTATGGTTCTGTACCTCAAACATTTGATGAAGTTGACCAATGACAGGTTGTAGTAAGGACACACCATAGGGTGAGCCTTGTGTATTAACATAGGTTCCGACTATAAAGGGTTTACCATCCCAGAATGGGTTAGTTTCTATATTTAGAAGCTTGGTTCCCATGATGGTACAGACTACGTCTAAGTACACAATGTCGTCTAGGTAGATGTCTCCCCAGTATTCATATAGTTCTAGTGACTGGTTAGCGTTGAAGGCACTATCTGGAATTAGACCGACCATTTCATTAATGTCCTGTTTAAACACACGGGAGACTGAAAGGTCTGTACTTGTAGCTCCTTTAACGTCCTCAACATCTATTAAAGGGTACACACCCTCTTCTACTAACCTAATTACTTCTGCTTTAGTCTTGGTTATTCTACGGATACAGGCACAGTCAACAGTACCAGAAAATCCACTAGAAGGGTCTAGGTAGAAGTCATAAAGGTCAATAACCTCTAAGTCAATACCGTCATAAATTACCTTTTCAATGGGTACGGTAGTAAAAGACTCCCTACCATCAGGCTGTCTTACTTTTACTTTTCTAAAGGTGGGTTTTACATCATACCTGTATGGGAGAGCCATGACGGAAGTTCCTACTACACAAAGCTGACGGACAAACACATCCCACCAGTCCTCGAAGTTAGCTTGGTTTAGCTTCTTCTGAATAAGCTTTTTAACCCGTTCAAGTCTCATCAACCAGTTGTCGTCTTCACCTCCGCCGCCACCTGCATTAGGCATTTGTGGGATAAGGTCAAACCAGTCTTGAGCAGGGAATGTAGCTTGTTGAATGTATGAGTTCACAGTCTCTACAAGGTCAAAACCCTTGCCTGTGTGTATTTGGTGTCTCCAAGAACCTTCATCAACAGACTGTCCTAAGTCTAGAGCCTGTCTCCGTAACCAAGAAGCTGACTGAGGTGTAGAGAAGTAGTGCGCCCACTCCGCTGTCCAGAGAGTCTCTACCTCTTGTCGTCTAGAAGACCAGTCCTGTAAAGTCTCGGTAACATACCTAACAATGCACTCTTTCCGCTTTTCTACAGAGGTGTTGTCTGTCTCTTCTATAAACTGTACTAAAAGGTCGTCCTTAGTTTGCTTTATCATCGTAGTCCTCCGAACATTTTATTAACTGGTCTAGGGGGTGTCTTGTTCTCTGCTGACTGCTGTCGCTTCACAGGTTTTCCTATCTCCCGTATCATCTCAATAACGTCCAGGGGGTCATCCTTTACGGTGTCTGATGGAAACAGGTTGAACATATCTATAAGCTCCTTCTGACAACCAGTGTAGGCTGGTAGGTAAAGCCCCTTATTAAATATTAGGGGTTGTAATCCTGCCTCTATCCTTTCCTTTTTAGACTTGTCTCTAGGGGGGTTGTACTCTTTTACCATCACTTGATGTCCCACCCTAATAGAAGCCTGTTTAATATAGGTAGAGAGGGCAAACGAGAAGGCAACTGACTCAAGGTACACAGACCAGCATTCCCACCTTTGGGCTAACTCTATGACTTGTGCCGCCCACTGCTCAGGCGACCATCTACCAAACTTGAGGTCAAATATGAGTAGTCTAGTCCAGTCAGGTGTTTCAATGATACCTCCTATACCTATAGCTGTGTAGTCACTGTTTTTATTAGCTTTACCAGCAGGGTCAATTACAAGTCTTGGGAATATACGGTGAGCTTCATCTGTGTCTCCAAATTTATACAACCAGTAGTTAGTATTTTTCTCTTTAAGTAGTGAACCAGGTCTAATAAACTGTACGCTGTCCCAAGTTAGAGTAATGTCCTCAGTGACTAAGACCTTATTTAGGTACTGAGCGTACCAATGCCTATTAGACATACTTTTACGTCTTTTATTGGCTACATCATCACTCCAACGCTCTCCCCATAGGTATCCGTCTGTATTGTCCTCACCATTTTTATAAATGTTTCTTTCGTAGTATAACCAGCAAGAGTCTCCAGTTTTAACGTCGTCCTCTATCTCCTGATACCAGTCCCATCGGAAATAACGAGTCCCGTTAACCCCGACTTCATCTCCTACACGACACAGAAACTGTATTCTCTCTTGGTACTGTTTTGCTTTACTGAGGGGTTTTAGTCTTTCATATAGTTCCTGGTCAAAGAACTCTGGGTCAACTACAGAGAATAAGTCATTTTTCCAAGTGTCTATTTTCTCTTTCTTAGCTGTGGTGTCGTAGTTGGTGAAGTCTATCATGTCGTCAACGTGAATAACGTCATAGTGGAACCCAGTAGAGGCAGACCCTGCACAACCGACACCAATAGTGGGGTCTTTAGATATAATGTCCCTTAATACCTGTATTTGGTTCTGGTTCCAGATAATTTTCTTATCTATAGCCTCTGTATTGTACGTACTTTCATCTTCGTCTGCCACGAACAGAGCATTACGAGACTGTTGACGTGCTGTAACCCCAGAAGCCTTCTCCATTAAAGGGATAAGACGAACACCAGGGTAGTGAGGTCTGTTATTCCAAATATTCTCTTGGTTCCACGGGTCAACTAGGTACTGTTGCATCTCCCGCATGATAGCCTGTCCCAGTTCCTTCCTACCGGTGCCTATAAATATTCTAATGTTCGGGTTGACGTATATTAGATGTAGGTACTTGAGGATGCTTAAAGTAGTTTTTAAGTGACCACGAGGGAAGATGGTACAAACCTGTTTACCTTCCCATCGTAGTTCTAAGAGTTCTTTGTGGCACTCACCGAATGCTTTAGAGCCACCATGAAAATTAATTAGGTCAGCAAATTTCCAGAGGTCTGTAATGCTCCCAATTAATTCCTGTTTAGTCGGTACTCGTCTTTCTTTAGTGACTCTAGGCATGGTTTTGTGGTTCTCCAGTTTATACTTCGGCTGTAGTTAGTGCAGCAGTAGAATTAGCTCCAGCCCCACCAAAGCCTTCCATGAAGAAGGGGAGGTTGAAAAATTCAGCAAACACAATAACCCGTGTAGCTTGTTCGGAGTCAGAGTCACTGGCAAGTAACTCGACACACTGGACAGTGGTATTCGCAGTAGGAGTAACAGTGAAGTTACCAGAACCAGAGCCGATAGCAGCCCCGGTGTACGTTACGTTACCAGCATTCGCACGGGTAATAGTGCCGGTTTCAGCTTCACCAGCAACCAGAGTTCCACCGACATTATAGATAGCTGTCCATCGAACGACACAAGAAGAGCCTTCTGGGACATAGATAGCCTGACTACCCTTCTCATCTTTTAAGTAGAAGTCAACGTTAGGGGTGTTATCAACAGTACCAGCGACGTAGTACACTCGGCTCCAACTGACTTTAGTTGAGAACAGGGTATGGTCTTGTGCCTGGAATGAAGAAAATTGGTCTGCGGGGTATTGAATAGGCATGGGTTTATTTAGTTAGTTATACAGGGTTTTGTTGGTTTGAACTACTCAACAGTCCGGCTAGTTGTGCTAGAAGGCTGTTCACTTGCGTAGTAATGTCAGCACCAGAAACAGACATTAAAGGGGCGTTGGTTACATTAGAAGGTACAGCAGACTGCGGAGCAAACACAGAGGGAGGTACAGCAGCCTGCGGGGTATATACAGAAGGAGGTGCAGGAACACCACCAGGGGGTCTAGTAGGGTTAGCTACTGGAGTAGTAGGAGTGTACTGGAAATTAGCAGGGAGGGTAGGTGACATAGGAGCCACCGTGGGCATGGTTGTACGAGTAGGAAGCTCTTGCCTCACTCCTGCTGTCTGTTGTTGTTCTTTTGGCTTAGCTGCTGCTGTCTCTTGGTCTTTCTTCCAAGCCTGCTCCTGTTTATACCACTCATCATACTGGTTGTAGTTAGCAGGGGATAGGTAAAAGGCACTTGACCCGGAGCCAGCTTTCCACTGTTTTGTGTCTATATCAGCGTCACCATTTTGTCCGGTCGGTACCTCACTCCACATATTTTTATCCCGGTATGTGGAATACCTCTTATACTGCTCCTGAGCTACAGGGTCTAACCTATTAAAGGTTTCTATCCAGTTTGTTGTCGTCATAGTTTACTCTCCACCTAGTTAAGAAACAGAACCGAAGAAGCTACCACTACTCATACCAGATGTGTTGTTAGACAGCATTCTCCTACTAGATGTTAGACGCTTTCTCTGTTCAGCCAGCTTCATGTCAAGGTTCCTTTGGTCAAAATCGGCTCGTTCTCTAGCCCCTTCCTCTAGAAGGAAACTCTGTAACGCTGATGCTGCCGAATCAGCTTCTGCTGCCTGTAACTCAGCAGCCTGTCGTTCTCTAGCTGCCTGCTCGTCTGCAAGGACTTGGTTTGTTATGGTGTTTGCATTCTGAAAGCTTGTATTAAGGCTGTTAACCGTGTTTCCTGCACTAGCTAAACTAGACGCAGCAGTATCATTTAGCGTAGTTAAGTACCCTTGTACTTCTGTGTTACTGTTGTTAATTGACTGCCCTAGAGTCCCTGACTGGGATGGGGGGGTAGTAAAGAGTGAAGTAGTAGAAGAGGAAGTAGCTACAGGAGCAGCAGACGACGTGGAGGGGTAATATATAGAGGGGGTTGTGGTTAGAGAAGTAGAATTAGTAGGGACAGCGGCAGTGGGGACAGTAGCAGCAGTGGGAGCAGTAGTAGTTGTAGGAGCAGCAACGGGAGCAGTAGTAGTAGCTGGTGTGGTTGTTGTTGTTTCTGTCGCCGCTCTAGCAGATGCTGCCTCATTATTCACTGCTCTCTGTGCAGCTAGTGCAGCTTCTTCCTCTTGTCGTTTCTTTTCCTCTGTAGATGCCCACTTCTGATAAGCAGAACGCATCCACTGGTTTTCCCAACTAGCTTCTGTGTCTAATGTACCGTCTGGGTTAAGTGGGTTCGAGGAAAAGATACTCCAAGCACTACCCCCTTCAAGCTTTTTAAGTGTCTCTGGGTCATACCCAAGCATCTGTCTGTACAGGTTAGAGCTTTTTGTACTCATAGTTACTCCTGCCCTCCAGTTAGGAATTTCTGTAGGATACTAAAGTTAGCGTCAACTGGGGCATTCACAGGTCTGAATAAGGCATCTAGGTTACCTAACGACGCAGTGTTCCGATTACGACGTTCCTCGTTAAGGGTATCTATAGAGTCGAAGAACGATGTGAGGACTTTGGTATTATCCTTAAGCTGGTCTAGTTGTAGCCCACCTATCTCTGTCTGTTTTTTACCGATGCCTAGTGTAGCCTCTAGACCCTGGTTAGAAAGCTGAGTCTGCATTTCGTATAGTTGGTCTTCAAAAGCATTTGCTGACTTCTGAACATCAAGCTTCTTCTTCTCTACTACAGCTTGTGACTTACTGGTATCTACGCTTCTAGCTCCCATTACTACTAGCCTCCTTAGCTGTACGTTTTGACTGTCTTGCCTTCTCTAAACCCTCTACTCGTTTCCGTTCTCTCTCAACCTTCGTTCTGTGACTGAGGAGTTTCTGTTTAACCACAGGGACACGAGCCTTGTACTCAGTAATGTCCTCCACGGTTAGACCATAGAAGTCTAGTGTCTCACATACACCGTGTAGTGCTGTGTCTTTCAGTCTATCTTTAGTTGGTGTTCTCATAGGGTACAAAAAAAAAAGAGAGAGAGTAGTGGGCTGGAGATTCTGTCATCCCCCTACTACTGCTCTCTTCTTTCACACACAATACACACGACACACACGACCACACGGAGGTCACACTTATATAGTTACACACGCCCTCTTCACACGCTCAGAAAAACATCAAGACAACAGGGTAGTACAGCTAGTATCAGGACAGCGGACTGTAGTATTGATAGACGAACACTAGATACAGCAAGGGTTTAGGTAAAAAGAACACCACTAAGCCCTACCGTGCTTAGTGCCTAGCTCATCTATTCCGGTCTTTTATTC